CCTTGGCACCAATTCCTCCACCACCAGAAAATCTTACTCTGGGAGAAATTTCCGCTAAAACTTCTGGTTTAATATCACTAAATCCATCATCAGTGCCACCCGTTCCACCAGTGCCAGTTCCACCTCCAGCACCACCAGCACCAGTTCCACCACCAGTTCCAGTGCCAGTACCACTACCTCCATCTTCATAAATGTCAAGACCTGTTATACCATCACATCCATCACTTCCCGATGCAGAATTAGTTGGTAGTAAGTCTTTTGGAGTTAATGCATTAACTCCATTAATATTCATGTACTGAATTTTATCTCTTCTTCTAAAGATAAAAGTAGTACCTGGATTTAATTTTGCGTACTTATTTGCCTCATATACTGAAAGATTGCCGACAAAACCCCTCTCAGGATCAATATAACCGACCCTTATATCCGATTTAGTTGCAGATCCGAAGAGATTAAACGACATTATCGATTATACTTTGCCTTCATATTGTGTATTTATTATAAAAGTTCAAGGTCTTCTTGAGATCTTGGTGGTGATGCAAAAGGTGTTTCTTCCGTTGGTTGCAGTGCATCCTCATTCTCCCTGTTTGTTGAGTTCTCAATAGATTTTGGACTTGGCAAGGAAGAATCTGGTTGTGCTGATCCACCATTAGCCAGACAATACTTATCAGATACTGCTAAGTTTGGAGTTAATTCGCAACCAAATACACTTAGGGATATATTACTGAAACTAAGAGCAGAAGTCATGCTACCACTAATACCACCAAGAAGACTTGTAATATCAGAAAGAGCACCACTTACTCCTGCCAATTCATTTTGTATGTCGTCTAAAAATGAGTTAACATTATCTACTAAATTATTATTTGCATCATCAATTACTTTTTTATTTGCATAGAATACTTTACCAATTACATCCTCAGCATAACAAGTTCCAACTTGAGGTTGCCTCTTCACTTGATTATTCCGTGGGTTATCTACATTATCTCTTGCTTTTTGTTCTGCATTGCCCATGTCTAAGGCATCATCAAGAATACCTTGAATTAATCCACAGAGATTACCAGTCATTTTTCCATACAAACAAAGAATCAATTCAACAATTTTTTGTTTCATATCACCAAACATTGATCTCATATGAGTTGGCAGTGCTGCAACTGCTTTTGTCAATGCTTTATTAAGAACCTTGAGCACATACTCCATCACCTTATCAAACAGAACCTTCATGTACTTAGCAATTTGACAAGCAGCATCACCAATTAACTTTTGCACATTATCAATCGTGCTTGATACTGCATCAACATAACTTGAGATGGCACTGAGATATGAATTAAGTCTTTCTGTCAGTGTCTTAATAGTTGTTTCAATTGCAGTCACCGCTGATGCCACAAATGAATCAGGGTCTGGTTTCATCACAACAATACATTCTTTTATCTTTGCTTCTCTTTTTGTATCTGCTGCAGTGAGTTGATGCATTGCATCAGGATTCTCTTTAGTTGGATTACCTGTGCTTGGTACAGTTGGAGAATCTTGTTGATTTCTTAATTTTGCAACATGATCTGCTACTGCTTTCATAGCAGCATCTTCTACTTCTTGAGCTGATCTACCTTCATTCCTTGCTGCCTCTCTGGCATCATTTGCAACTTGCAGTCCATTAGGTATTGCACTAAGGGGTTGATCAGGTCTCAGTCCAAATTTATTAAGTTGAACTCCTGGTGGTGCTGGAGCAAGCGCAGCAGCCAATGTTGGATCCATTGGTTTCTTTGTAACCAATCCATCATCAGGTGCGATTGGTTTTGCGGTTCCAGTTGCTGGTCTCTTTCCTTCAGCATATCCACTGGTAGGACTGAAATTAGATCCAGTCGTACCAATTTTTGTAGTCATCGGAGTTTGGGCGTTATGACCCAGGATTCCCATGATGACTGGGACCTGTTGGTCTTGCCCATCCATGAAGAATCCAAAGACAAAGTTACCCTGACGGATCATTGGAGTCTGACTTGCTCCCGTCTGTCCACCACCAGCGGTGATGGGATACATTACATTAGCCCAAGGTAATTGATCTGAAGGGATAGACTCTTCTTCTTTATCATGGATACCCATGATGCGAACTTTATATCGTCTACCCCATCCAGGAATACTATTTGCATCCTCAAATTTTCCAGGCAGAATATTATCTCTCCATTCAGAGTCATCGGCAACTTGACCGACCCACCAATAGAAGTTATTACCTAAAAAACCAGAATTAAATAGTGCCGATCCTTCCATAATCAGTCATCATATACCAGACATTCTGGTTCGGATGGGTTTTGATCACAGAATAATTCTAAGTAAGAGGGATCATGATGATCTCCTGCTTCGATTTCTTTTTTATGATGCTCCGCGTATTC